CGTAAGTCGCCCTCCATCGCTGAGGTATACAACGAACTCGACGGAGAGATAGTCAATCTGTTCCGCATCGCCCGCGACGAAGGAGCAGCTCTGCGCGAGCGGCTGAGCCTGACGCCATTTGCCCGCGAGGAGTTTGAGCTGTCCTACCGTCCCGCAGCGGACGGGCTCGAGCAGGCGCGCCGAACCGTCGTCCGCTCCTTCATGGGTTTCGGCAGCGCATCGGCGTGCGGCGCGCAGACGGGTTTCCGCGCGGGCTCTCGCCAGAGCGGGACCACGCCCGTGCACGACTGGCACCATTTCCCGGATGCCCTCGACGCGATCATAGAGCGGTTGCGCGGAGTCGTGATCGAAAACAAGGACGCGGCCGAGGTGATGCTCCAGCACGATGCGGAGGACACGCTTCACTACTGCGATCCGCCTTATCCAATCTCTACGCGTAGGATCGGCAACCCGTATTGCAAGAAGGGGTACCGCTTCGAGATGACCGACGACGAACACCGCGAGCTCGCGCAGGTCCTTCGCTCCCTGCGCGGGATGGTGATCATCTCGGGCTACCCGTGCGCGCTCTATGATGAGCAGCTCTTTCCCGACTGGCGCAGAATCACCAGGGCTCACCGCGCGGACGGCGCGCGACCACGGATCGAAGTGCTCTGGCTGTCGCCGAACACACCGTCCCGGGCCGGAGAACTTGCGCTGTGAAACCCTCCCCCGTCCTTGATCGCGAGTCCGTAGAGTACCCCTTTTCCCGTGAGGAGTGGTATGACATGACCAGCCGCGCGCTGAAGCTCATGCTCTCCTACCCGAAGAAACGGGAAATGGAAACGGTCTCCGAGTGGATGGAGAGAAAGGTGATTCTCACTGAGGGCCAGAGCGTGGCGCCCGGGCATTTCTCTTTCGACCTGACTCCGTATTTGCGCGAGATCGCAGACAACCTCTCCCCCCGCTCGGGAGTGACAGAGCAGGCTGTCATCAAAGGGAACCAGGGCGGATTCTCTACGGTCTCCTTTGGATACATCGGCTACTGCGTGGACTACGGAATCGGTCCGGGTCTCTTTGTATCCGGTGACCAGCGCATGGCCGAAGACACGATGGAGAAGCGGGTCGCGTCCATCGTGGAAGCCGCAGGCCTCCAGGACAAGATACGCCCGGTCGTGAAGCAGCGGCACGACAAGAGCACGGGGCAGCGGCGGGACATCATCAGCTACGGCGGCACGTTCTTCCGCGCGGTCGGTCCCCGCTCAGAGGCAAAGCTCCGCTCTTTCCCCTCGCGCGTGAACATGCTGGAGGAGCTGGACGTCTACCCGCAGAACCTTGCGGGCCGGGGGAACCCGGTTGAGAAGGTCGTTCGCAGGTCAGACACGTACGGCCAGCTCCGCCGCAACTACTACAACAGCACGCCGAAGATCAAACAGACTTCGCAGATCGAGCCGCTCTACGAGGCGGGAGACAAGCGGCTCTACAACGTGCCGTGTCCGGTCTGCGGATTCAAGCAGCCCGTCGTCTGGGCGGGCTTCAAGTGGGAGAAGCGGGAGGACGGCAGCCCGGCAATTGATATCGACCTGAAGACCGGGCAGGTGACGCACGATCCGGTATACTACGAATGCGCAAACCCGGAATGTAGGGCGCACTGGAAGAACAGCGACAAGTTTCGATTCCTGCGGGATCAGAAAGCCGGGGGGATGGACCTCCCCGATGGCAGGCACGTCTATGCGGAGTGGGTCCCAACGAAGAAGCCCGACCGGCCGGGCCTGCGCTCCTACAAGTGGCCGTCGCTCCTTTCTCCGTTCCGCTCCTGGCTGGATATCGTGCTGCAATTCTGGCGGGTGAAGGACGACGCTCTCCTGTTCCCGGACTTCGTCAATGACGTATGGGCTGAGACGTGGGAGGAGAAGATAGCCAGCCCGCAGCCGCACTTCCTCGAAGCGCGCGCTGAGGATTGGCCGCGCGGGTACATCCCGGCCGGCGTGCTGTTTACCACGTTGGCGGCCGACATCCAGGCGGACCGCATTGAGGCGATGCTCGTAGGATGGGGCAAGAACAAGGAGTCATGGGCGCTCAATTACTGGAGCTTCCCCGGCACCACGGAGGACACGGGCTCCCCATGCTGGAAGGACCTGGAGCGGGTGATAGACATCGACTATATCCGCTCCGACCAGGTGAACCTGGGGCATCCGATTGTCTCATTCATCGATGCTGGCTACCTCCAAGCACAGGTCAATGCCTTCTGCGCAGGGTTCGAGTACGGCCCGCGCCAGGTGGACGGCGTGTACCCCGTAATCGGGAAAGAGAACCAGGCGGAAATCTACAAGGCGCACCGCAATGACATCGAGACGCCGCTGATCTCTGTTCACGATCAGCGCTTGAAGAAAGAACTCTACTCCTACCTGAAGCGGGACGCGCCGGTGAAGGGCGCGGCATTCCCGTACGGGTATGTTCACTTCCCCAAAGATCAGGGCAGAAATTGGTATGAGCAGCTCACCGCGGAGGAGATGTTTGCTGACACGGATAAGCGCGGAAAGAAAGTCTACAAGATCGAGAACCGAAAGCAGCGGCGGAACGAGGTACTCGACTGCTACAAGATGAACTTTGGTGCCCTGCACTTCATGTGCCTGCGCTGGTATGAAATCGCGAACAAGGTACGGAGGTCGAATGGCAAGAAGGAGCTCGAAATTGACTGGGAGGCTTTCTGGGCATCATGGACGCAAGAGAAAGCGGCGTGATAGGGTAGGGGCGTGGCAGCGTTTGAGTATAGCGACAATTTTTTAGAAATAGTGAAGCAGCTCAAGCGCGCGGGCGTAGCTCTCCAGCAAGCGGCCGCCGACACCATAAATATCGGCGCGGCGTTCATCAAAGGCAAATACGTAGCAGGGCTGCAACATACCTTCCGCATACGCGCGCCGCGGTTCACGCTCGGGGCAATCAAGATCCAGACGGCGAACGCGAAGCGCTCCAGCGGAGAGCTGCGCAAGCTGACGGGGGTCAACGCACGAATCGGCGTTCCAATGATGCGCGGCGGCCGTGAACACTATCTGGCGCGCCAAGAGAGCGGTGGAACGGTAAGGGGAAACAGAAAGACCGGCGGGCGCGTCCCCATTCCCCTTGTGGCGGCGAGGCAGAGCACCAGCATCGACAAGCCCGTTGCCGCTCAGTACAGGATAGGCAAGTCACAAACTACATGGGCCGTGACGGAAGCACTGCGCGGTATCACAAATCCGCGCCAACTCTACGGGGCGATGCTCGACAGAGCGCGCCGCGGAGAGATAGACCCGAAGAAACTGTACATGACGCAGTTCGGTATCTTCCGCGTGACGAAAAAGGCAGTCATCATGCTGAGGAACACGGAAGAGACAAGCGTCACGATCCGCGCGCGGCCGGTGTTCCGCACTGCCGTCGACTCGCTGACGAGCGGGCGGATGGAGACGCTGTTTGTTATCTCGGCGAAAAAGTTGATCCATCCGACAAAATAGACTTGACGGGTCAACACGTGTAGATATAACCTGATCGCGTGGCAAAGCTCTCCGCCGTATCAATTGCGAGTTTCTACACCGCCGAAGAGATAGCGGTCAAGATTGCAGAGTATCAGCAAATCCTCGACTCCGCGGCTTCGGGCTCATATAGACTGGACACAACATCGGGAGCCCAGAGTGTGACACCGCCGGATCTCGGAACAGTGTCAGAACTCCTGCAAGTCTACCTGAAAGCCTACCAGCTCAAGAGCGGAACAGCGTACACTCGCCTGATCAGTGTTGACTATCATCCCCAGGGTGGACCCTTCTGATGGCCCTGCTGAACTTTCCCCTCGGACGCAGGGCAAGAGAGCAGCGCGAGAAGATACTCACCCTGGAGAATCAAAACCTTGCACTGAAGAACGCCCGCGCGGAGATCAGGGCAAGGGAGCGCATATTCAGCAAGATCCTGTCGGGCCGTGAAGCGGTTGGATCGATGTCCAGCGAGCTATACCAGATTTTCCCATCGGCCAGCAAATCAGCGGGCGCGCTCTCCACGTATCGGGCATTCACCAGCTCATCGAATGAAACGCTCCGCAGACTGTCGCGCATAGCGGCATTCGAGAGCCCTACGGGCGCGGCCATGATCGATAGGCTCGTGGACATAGTGGTCGGCTCGGGGTTGCGGCTCCAGGCAGAACCCATGTGGGACATGATAGCGCAGTCGTTGCCGCAGCTCGACGTTGCGTCAAACAAGGAACTGCAACGGGCATGGCGGAAGAACATCGAGCAGCGTTACAAGCTGTGGGCGAAATCGCTCCAGCCCAGCTACAATGATGAGTGGAACCTGTATCAGATCGACCGCCAGTGCTTTAAATACCTCTTGGTAGACGGAGAGTACTTTCTCCTCCTCCGCTACACGGCAACGGGAAGGCGGAACGGACTCACCCTTCAGATCATCCCGCCGGAGAATGTTCAGGGCGGGGAGGGCAAGCAGGCAGGGGACAACACGGTCGTCAACGGCATCGAATACGACGCGACAGGCGCGGCGGTTGCCTATCACGTCATGGACGACGGAACCGGGCAGACGAAGCGGATCCCGAGGTTCGGTCCGAAGTCCCAGCGTATATTCATGCTGCACAACTATTTGAAAACCAGCGAGAAGCAGCGCCGCGGCGTTCCCTACCTGTCCAACGTGATCCACGAGCTGACGAAGCTCGGGGACTATGAAGTGCTCGAGATTCAGGCGGCCATCGTCAACGCGCTGTTCGCCGTGTGGTTCGGCGGTCCGGAGGACGAGGACGGAACGCCTGTCATGCCGGGCCGCGGGGGTCGACTGCGCACGGAAGAGCAGACGGCGGAGACAGACGATCCGCTTGTGAGGTTCATTTCGGACGCGGAGAAGATCGACTTTGCACACGGCGGCATAGTGCTCGACGGCCTGCCCCGCGGGACAAAGCCTTATTCTTTCGACACGAAGCGGCCAAACGCGGGCTTCGACAATTTCTTCCAGGCAGTGAAGAAAAACATCGCGGCGGCAAAGGGGCAGCCCCTTGCGGTCGTAGACCTGGCGTTCAACAATTCCTATTCGGGCGCCCGCGGCGAGCTCCTAATGTTTTGGATGCACGTCGACCAGCTCACGGAGAACCACGGATGGGACTTCGAGGACGACATTTACGAAATGTGGACGTGGGGCGAGGTGTACCGGGGAAACGTGAAGGCGCCTGGGTTCGACGACGACGAATTGCTCCGCAAGGCGTACTGCAACGCGCGCTGGATCGGCAATCAGCAGCCGGATATCGATCCGCTCAAGAGCGTGACCGCGGCAATCTTGGAACAGAAGTACGGTTACAGGACGGGACACCAGATCTGTGCCGAGCGTGGCGGAGGGGACTACGAGGAGAATCTCGTGATTGTCGCGCAGGAGCTCGCGCTCGTGGCCGCGGCGAATGAGCCGATGAAGGGCTTGCAGGATTCGCAGAACCAGGGCGGCGGGGGCGGGGGAGGCGGATTCCAGAATGATTCGGGCGGGGGCGGAGGAAACCAGAAAGATTCGGGCGGGCCTCCGGGCGGAGGAAGCGATTGATGGAGAAACCGAAGACGCAGAAGGGCATGATCGACCAGCTCTGGTTTGTCGTGATCGGCTCCAATGGGGACGGGCTCGTGGTGCTCCTCAAGGAGGCGCTCAAGAAATTGACCGAGCATCATGACCGGCTCGAAGATATCGAGGCAGCAATCCCCGCGCTCTGGACAAAAGAGCAGCATGAGAAGATGCACGCGCAGTTTGTCCAGCAGGAAAAAGAGCGCAAGGAGAAGGAGCGCAAGGAGACGAAGGGAGCCGAGGAACGCCGCAAGGTGGGCGCGCGCGATTGGATCATGATCGGGATCGTAGCGGCGGGAATAGTCGTGCCGTTTGTTTTGGAGAGGATATTCTAATGGCCGACGTGACCTTTATCCGCTCCAGGCAGAAGCTCAATGCGTTCGGCAAGGAAATAGACGTTTCAGATTTCGTCCGAACGAATAAAGACGGATCGATCACGCGGACCGAGCAGGGCATTCCCTGTAAGCCGTTGCCGTTTCCTGCGGGCACGGGCAGGATCTTCGATCCGCTGCCGCGCGACAAGGCAACGCGGCCGCACCTTGCGCCTTGGTTCGTCCCCACAGACTTTACACAGATGGTCCCCGAGTGGCTTCTCACCCCGGGAGGGAAATACTGGAAGCCCAGCGGGCGGATGGTGTTTAGCACCGCATACGGGATCCACTACTCGACGCTCGATTTTACATGGGGCTGCATACGAGTGATCCGGGAGGACGAGCTCGTATGGTTCGTTGAAAAGATACAAGCGGAGCTCGCGGAATTGCGCGAGCTTGATCCGAAACAAGCATGGGTATCTTTGGAGGTAGCGGCATGAAAGAGATCGAAGCATTTTTCAAGAAGCTCGGGGATATGTTCCTCGACCAGGGTGGGGGCGTGGACGAGAAGCGTATACTCGGCGTCCCGATCATCATCACGGCCGTGATCTATGTATGCATCACGGCAAACCTCGGGGTCTTTGCGGCAATTGCCGGTCTTGGTACAACCCTCTTGGGGATCGGTATTGT